ATTAATAACCATATCTTATATGTCCTTACGCTATTTCGCTAAAAGAGTCTACTTCTATAACGTCATCTTTAAATAGGTCTGTTATACCAGCACCATCAAAGTTCTTAACGCCCTGTCCTACAAGAGTCCCCCCTAATAAGCTACCTGCTGCACCAATAACAGCAGATGACGTACTCTGCCCTTTACTTTGCAGTTTCTGAATATTAGAAGTAGTTGAGTCTATCTTATTACCTATGGCAGCAGACTTATTTAGTAAGTCTACTCTACCAGATAATGAACTCTCAGTGACAGTCTCTATATTCTTAGAGCGGTTACCTTCAGTATCAATACCTCTAGCACCTAGGGTATTACGAATAGATGATAAGCGAGCACGTTGGCTTGCCTGAAGACCTGCCTCCCTGTCAGTACGTACAAGCTCCCTATTCTCTACCTTAAGGCGATTGAGATCGTCTATCTGACTGTTGACAGCCTTAGCATCTGCCTTAGCTATGCTTGCTTGATACAGTGTTGTTGCAATGGTTACGGCCCCACCTATTACGATTGATGCTAAAGCTTCCCACATTATATATGTCCTCTAATCTTAGTCTGGTTTACCATAGAATTGCTCTACCCATCCTACTAGATGATAATCTTTATCGTTGTCATTGAGGAACATCATTTGGAATGTATTCCCTCTACCTCTAACACGATGCTTAAAGTGTACGTGATCATACCCATCATCCCCTGCTCCAGCTAAAGAGTTAGTAAAGCGGGTAGGGTGGTAGACTTCCCTCATTGGGTTACGTTTGTATAGCTCAATACCTAGGGAGTCTGTTATATGGACTCCTGTAGTAGTTACAATATCCTCAAAGAACTTACTATGTCCGGGTGCTTCTTTGTTTATAGCATAATCCCAAGCTGTAGCCATAAAGCATCCACCTTGTGTAGTATCTATATTATCAGTACCTAATATGCCACTTTCAACTTTCTTAAATACTAAGTATATGTAAGTTAGGCTCTTTGAATGGAGAGTATCCCCCCCAGTTTGAATACCAGCAAATATAGGGCTAGTATATGATCTAGCATACGTAGGTGATGAGTTCCAATCTTTAACGATAGTTGTATTTAAAGATGCAAAAGCCGCACTAATAACAGAGTTTGCACTTGATTTATGCTTACGCATAGCTAATACTAAAATAACATCTTTAGGATCAGCGGCCCTCCTACCAACTACAATAGGATCAGAAGCACTATTAGTTACAACTACACCACTGGCAACAACAGGCTCATCAACAGTAGGTATATCTGGTGAAACAAATGGGCAAGCAATATATGGTAACTCTATATTAGCTCCGTCATTAAAAGTGTATGAAAAGAATGCACCTTTTACACTCCTTCGTGATTTCTGTTGTTGTTCAGTAGGTAATATTTCATCTTGAAATCTTGTGTCTAATACGAGTACGTCTTTTGTATATCCGGGCTGTTGTAGTGAACTGTACGAGTTATCAAAGTCAGTAGATAGTTTATTATAAAAATAGTAAACTCTTCTTTCTGAAGCGTTGTATATTGCCCTAGCAGAAGCTTTCATATTAGTAGGTACAGCAGAATATAAGGTTTCTACCCTAGCCTCAGATAGACTCTTAAATGATGCTTGACCTGTAGTAGATACATATATGTTAGTTTGTATAGTTGATCGCCATATAGTATCTTGAGCAAATACAATAAACTCATCATCAACTTTAACTATATTCTCAGGGCCATCAATACCATCTTCTAGTACACCAAATGATACGAAATCTGTAGCTTTAAATGATCCTCCTGCTGCTCCTGTAAGCTGTCTTAGACCATTATTAGAACCTGCAAATATAGAGTTACCAATAGCTATAATTCTAATAATTAATCCAGCACCTTGAATAGCCACAACACCACCGTCATCTTCTACTATAGCTGAGTCTACACTGCTAAATGGATCAGCAAACTGGTGATACTTCTCTAAATCTTTATCATTTATAACTACCTGAGAAAAGTATATACTGTTAGGGTACTTAGGATCACCACTAAACCACGCCCTACCTGCAAAAAAGTCTACAGTAGTTGGGAATGTGTCAGAAGGGGATACGCTTGTACGTTTATCATATCTGTTGTTAAATGTAGTAGTATAAGCATTACCGGAACTCCATGCACCTACACCTGATAGTATAGAGCCATCATTAGCAAACCAGTACTCTTCCCAGTCTGACCCTACTCCCGGCTCATTAGATGTTGCAGATGTGTGAGCTTTATAACACTCATACCACTTAGAGTTATTACTTTTTCTAGTATTCTCCTCTGTAGCATCGGGGTTGCGAGTAAGTATATTAATATAAACAACTTCTAAATTTACATTATCAGAAGCTACTTGTAAGTAGCCCGGATGTGTGTGCTTACCTGCAAAGAATAATCTATTACCAGATTGTGAGAATTGCATATTCACAAACTTTTGACTATCATCCGAGTGTAGTATACCACCTACAGTGCGTATTATCTTCTGCGAAGGGCTGTCAATATTAGTAAGAGAATCGCTCGTGACATCGAATATCCAAAACTCATTGTTAATGTCTAAGACAATCTTTTTAACTAAACTACCATTAGGTGCAGTTAAAATTACGAAGTCTATAGCAGGGGACTCTTGTTTAAGTTCATTAGCTATAAGTGATGTGCGTATAGTTTGTAGGAACCCCCCAGAATCAGATGCCCCTAGAAAGTCTACACCTCTGCGCCTACGGACAGACCCATTCTGAAACAACTCTACGTTAGTAGTACCATCCATAAACTCGGAAGGCAGTACATTAAGTACAGATGCTTCAGTATTGAGTCCGTCTGTAAAGCCAGAAACAGGTAATTGTAGTTTACGAGTTGACATCTTTTGCTGGTCTTCCTACTTTCTTTTTAGGGGCTGATAGCATAACTAGATAGTCTTGTAGTGCAACTTCTGCCATTTTCCTGTGTGTATATACACCGGGGCGTTTATTGCCATTGTCGTTTTTGATCACATACATTAGGAGTGATGGTTCGTGTATTACGTGCCATCCGCTAGAGTTAGGGAATTGGGTCAAATCCACTTGTTGCATTATGGGGTAATCCTTTGTGTCCGATTAAATGTGTTACTCATTGAGCGCCGAGGTACTATGTGATCTCTACGATCATCTAGTATATCAACTAACCGAGCATTACGGCCTAGAGCCGCGACAGCACTATTAGCTGCCCTATTTTCTGCTTGGTATCCTTGTGTGTCTCCCTTAATTTCTAAGACTGCTCTGGCTATGCAACGCTGTACTAAGGCAGAGAAGGCTTGTTTAGGAAGATCGAAGTATTCACCGTCTGATATTAGGCGGCTGGTAGGGTGGGTGTATACAATACAATCTGTGTTTGCTTTAACCAGTCCCCCGCCCGTAGGTATAGCATCAAATACAAGTGTCTCATCATTGAAGCTAGTGTAGTACTGGGGGTCACGGTCATTATAAATCTTAATGTTATTAGAGTCTTGTATATTTGTCTCTGAAGTACTGCGGGATATTGTAAAAGCTAAGAAGTCATCTTCATCCATCCACGTTACTCTAGCATCAGAGTAGTACACACTATAAGGCTTAATTGCTATAGCATCAGTGGCTAGTCCCATCTCATTGAGATTAGCAGTAACCTCTAACTTAGAAAATGCTCTAGTATGTCTCCACCTGAACTTAGAGATAAGTCTCTCAAACTCACGATTAGCGATATTAACACACATGCCAGCATCTTCTGAATGCCCAACACTGGTAACATTTTCTGAATCTGTTGCAGTAAGCATATCCTGCACAATCTCTAGTAAGGTAAGTTTCATAGTTTACCTCTTAGGTAGGTGTAACAGTAAGGACAGCAGTTACGCGAGCAGCATTAGTAGAAGCACCGTCAGTTATAAGTTCTATTTTAGTGCCTACTGCTAGTGTTCTGTTATTAGAAGGTGATGCTGTATCAATATCACCGACTGCACTCCCGTTGTGAACTATAGTAATTGCACCTCCGGTTACAGCAGTGCCATTTAATTCAAGTGTTATTGCAGCATTACCACTAGCAATTACACTGTGTAATATTGTTTGTACTTTTGTAATAATGCCTGTACATGGAGAGGGTAGCCACGCACTACTAGCAGTACTACAGTCAGTTAGTTCCACTGTCAGGTATATGTTGTTATCGCCATTAGTCCAAGCACCGCTGCCTGAACCATTTGCAATGTATATTTGATCAGCGTTTGCAGCAGCCGCACCCTTCGGTTCGTGCAAATCTGATCCTGTAAGGGTAGAATGTTCGGTTGCCATGTATGTCTCCTAAATAGAATAAAGTAGGGAGGAGGAGTTTAACCCCCTCCCCTTATACCTTATACGTGTCCTTGGGACTCGTAAGATACTAGTAGTCGGAAAGAGCCGACTCCAGCCGTACCATCACGATCAGCAGTTACCTGAATGATGTCACCACGGTTAAAGTGGGACTCAGTAGTAACAATACTGTTCGATAGAGTAACGGTAGTATTAGCAGCAACAGCAACGTCTTTATCTGTTGCTTTAGCTGCTTCAGTACCAGAACCTAATCCAAAGTATGCACACGTAGCATCTGCCTGTGTGTCATTAATGAAGTTTAGTTCCCAACCATTGGTACTATCCATAGCCGTTCCACCGTTAGCATAAGTAATACCTACAATACGACCTTTATCTGCTGCGGTCATATTCCACACAAAGTCTGCGGAAGTAGATTCTACTGTGCCACTGAACAACGTGCCATCAATAATATCCATGTGAACAAGTCCGGGAGATAGTGTATTAACTACACCGGGGACTTCATCGAAGGTTAGAGCAGTAGGAATCTGAGTAGCATCAGCGATGAACTCAGCGCCAATACCTGTTCCTGCACCTGAACCTGCGGGAGAGCGTGCTTGTGTCATACTATATCCTCCCTATTAAGATTCGGTTAAGACAACAACGAGAGATTCAGGACGGAACAACTTAATTCCATACCGCATCGTAACGTGATATACGTCTGACCGAGTGTTATTGTCATACCAAGCGTCCATGTCAGGCATTGCCCGCATAGCGCCAATGAAAGCCTCTTCACCAAGGAACATATTGGCGTGTGCTGCTGTGCCTGTTAGAGCGCCAGCAGAAGGGGCAGTAGCAGTGATTGATTCAGTAACCGTGTCCAAGAACAAGGATTCAAATAAATCAAAGCCAGCAAAACGTCCTACATAAGCAGTACCGTTCATGCCTTCACGTACGAAAGCGTTAGAACCATATACGTCTTGCTGAATTACATTACTGATCTGCTGTAACTGATAGGTTACGGTAGGATCAACAAAGCAACGACGATTGCCACGCATTACCTTAGCTTTATCCAGAGCTAACTTAGCTTTCTGCATATCAGCTAGAGTAACGACTTCACCTGTACCCGTACCAACAAAACGGTGATCTACACCATTGATAGTATTCGGATTGGAAGCAGTTTGTCCACCCTGTAGGTTAGCAATATCGGATTCCTTTTGCTCCAACAATGCGCGGGTAAGCTTCTGTACAAAGTTGCTTTCAGCAACAGATACATAAAAGCTATCGTGACGGAACTTCTCAGGAATCTTAAAGCCTGACTGATAGTACTTATCAATACTAAGAGTGAAGTTACCTGTGGTAGGATCATCAAGTGTGACTTGTGCGCCTTCCGAGTAGTTACGTACTGTCATTTCTGACAAAGTAGGAATGTTCAAGGTATCGCCATCTGGGAACTCAGTAATCCAACGGACATGAGAATCCAACATTAGCTCTTCCTGTAGAACATCCTTGACCTCATTGGCCCACACATTGGTGCGGATCAGCGAGGAGTTGTTGGATGTGTCTAAAGCCATCGTTATCTCCTTATTTTATTAGGTTGCGAAGAAGTCATTACCAATAGAAGCAGCAGCATCGGCAGCTACCTCTATGCGTTTACGAAACACTGCACTGTTGTATAAGGATGGATCATTCTTTTTAACATCCCTACACTGTGACCATGTAAGCCCTACATTTTGTGGTGGGGCTATGTATTCGCCAGTATTGACTCCGGGTAGGTTAGCGGCAGGGGAATCCTGCACAGGGACTAACCCCGTAACAAACTTGACCATTGCATCTGGGCTACGTCTGCTCAGATCGTCGATAGTATCTTTAATGGCACTATCTCCGTTAATGGCTTGTGTAACAGCGACTTTAACTTTGCTATCACTGCCATACAACTTCGTTAAAGCATCCATTGATGTAGCTACATTAGCCGTAGCTTTTGCAACCTGCTCTCTGGCGTTTAACTTATCATCTACGATCTTCGCTACGTCTTCCGTACGATTATGGTTCTCAACAGGGGCATATGGTGGTGCTGCTGCTTCAACTACCTCTTCATTACTGGAGCTACGAATCTCGGTCAGGACTTCATTAAGAAGTTCTTTGCCACCTTTGTATTCGTCTAGGTCAGACTTAAGTTCCTCAATGTGTAATGAGGAGTGGTGGTATGCTTTGGCTAAGGCTTCTGCACTAGTGTACTTCTTCCCTTCACCTACCAAGTTGCCTAGATACTGTTCTATGGCTTCTTGGCTTTCTGGTTGTACAGGTACTTGCGGGTCTGCTTGTACTTGTTCTAGTGCATCGGTCAATGCTACTTCAGCCATGTTCTAATCCTTTTAATAGTTCTAATATCTTGTGAGCTTCTCTAGCCCGTCCTATCTGATCTCCCCCGTAGCCATTGTCTTCTACTGCTGAGAGATTTGATAAGTACTCCTCTAATAAATATTCTGTTAGGAACTCCATCAATGCAGGACTAGCCCTAGCTTGGGACGTTACCGTTTCCCGCATCGCCTTCTGGGGTAAGAGTCTCCGTACCAGTGCCAGATGCATCTCCGACTCCGATTGGTTGCCCTCCTGTCTCTTCTTGAATAGCTTGAGCTTCTTCTTGAGCAATAGCTTGAAGTCTAACGTCTTCTTTAACTCCGGCATTCTCTTCTATGATCCCTTCATCTTCTATATTAAGCTTACGCTCCCAGTAGGAAGCTAGTTTAAAACCATCTACGTGTGCCCTAATCTTAGGGTCTTGTAATGGGCCTTGCATGAAGTTGTTCATCTCTAGAGTTTCACGGTTTCTGCGAGTCCAGTGCCTTGCACCCATCGCTACAAACTCACCTCTAGATAGTTGTGTAGATAGTGCTAATGCCTCTAGACCTTCAGCTTCTTCCGACTCTCCAAATATCTCTTTATACTCTTCTATATCAAAGTTAAGAAGCATCAACTCAAATGACTCTTTAAGCATGGACTCTAACATAAGCTCAAACTGACGAGCCTTGTCTACAAACATCATTGTAGCGTTTTGGTCTAGCTTGCTAACTTCAAAGGCGGTCTTCTCACCGGGGGTACGTATACCTCTAGCTTCTGGTGGCGCACCTGCCATTTCTTCCATCATACGATGGTAGTTAGCTATTTGGTTGTCTGCATTCAGAGCAGTAGGATCAGGGACGATAGCACGAACATCACTATCAACACCACCATAATACGTAGCTCCGGGTCTGTATCCTTCTGAAGGTTCTTGGACATCATCCCCCTTGAGAAACAGCACTGGTTGTGCTATTATATCAAACACATCTGCTTTAAGGTTTTCTAGGTGGTCAATGCGGTGCTGCATCCCAACTAGGTTATCTAAAGGGCCTTGTGCCCATGAGTTGTCTGGTCTTGTACGCCAACCTGCCTTATGTACTCCATCGAATCCTGATGGGGCTACTGATGCTTCATTACGTATAACATGAACTTTGTCCATTACGTATACTACACGGTTACGCTGTGTCTTACCAGAAGTAGGATCAAATACATCGCCACGATAGATAATTACTTCCGCCAAGTCCTGCTGGAAGTACGAATCCATTCCACCATACCCATCCATG